CCCCTAGCCGCTACCTTTTATGCAGGTTCAGCAATTAAGTCGGAGGACTTAAACGATAACTTTACCCAAAACTTATATGCTACTCAAGAAGTTACTGAGAGATACTTAAGTAATCTTGGAGGTACTATGACAGGAGACCTCAATTTAGGTGAGGATGTCGTAGTTAGATTTGAAGGTGCAACAGATAATACATATGAAACAACATTAACAGTAGCTGATCCGTCTGCTGATAGAACTATTACCCTGCCTAACGTGACAGGTACAGTAGTGACTACAGGGGATACAGGAACAGTTGCTACAGGTATGATAGCAGCTGATGCTATTAACGGAACTAAGATTGCAGATAATGCTATAAACTCTGAGCACTATACTGATGCTAGTATAGACCATGTACATCTAGCTAACGACATTATCGATGGAGATAATATTCAAGACGATGTTATTAATTCAGAACATATAGCAGCTGGTGCTCTTGATACTGAACACTATGCAGCTAATTCTGTAGATGCAGCTGCCTTAGCACACACTGCAGTTACTGCTGGTACATATACTGCAGCAGATATTACTGTAGATGATCAAGGTAGACTTACAGCTGCAGCAAGCGGCACTATAGCAGGATCTGAAATTGCAGGAGATGCAATAGATGGAACTAAGATAGCAGACAACGCTATAAATTCAGAACACTATACTGATGGATCGATAGATAGAGAGCATTTAGCTGCTGATATCGTAGATGGAACTAAGATAGCTGATGACTCAATAAACTCTGAACATTATGTTGATGGGTCTATAGACCGAGCACACTTATCTGCTGATATTATAGATGGTACTAAACTAGCTGATAATGCGGTTGGTACTGAACATATAGCTGCAAATGCTGTTACAACTGCAGAGATAGCTGATGCTGAACTTACTACACTTGCTGGTATGCAATCTGGTACTGCTTCTGTATTAGCAGATTCTACAGCTCTTACAGCAACTACAGCTGAGTTAAATCTACTTGATAATAAATCATTCAGAGCATCTGGAGACGGAGCACTTACTACAACTAGTGATACAGAAATACCTTCATCTAAGGTAGTTGCTGCTCACGTAGCTGCTCAGTTAGGAACAGTTGGTGGTTTTAGTACTATTGCAACAGAAGTAGCATTCCCTGCTACTGCTAGTCAACCTGCAGCTGGAGTTATTGTAAGTATCTCTGATGCAGCTGGAGTCGTAGTTAATGGTTCTGGAGTATCAACTACTGGACGTACAACAGATAGTACACCTGCTACTGTAACAATTAACAGCTTCCCTAGTTCTCTTAATGGAGAAACTTTAGCTAGTGGAGTTGGTCTATTAGTTACATCAACAGGTTCAAGTAATACATATACTTATCATAAGATATTAGCTGCTGAAAATGATGTTAAACAGTTAAGTGATGATATCAACGACTTCAACGCTAGATACCGTGTAGCTGGTTCAGCACCGGGATCTAACAACGATGCTGGTGATCTTTACTTTGACACTGGTTCTAATAAGATGAAGGTGTACAACGCTACAACATCCACATGGGACGATGTAGCTTCTGTTGGTAACTTCTATATTAATACAATTTCTAGCTCTTCTGCTACTGGTGGAGGTAGTGCAACATTTAATGGTAGTGCATACAGATTTACTCTGTCTAATGCGCCAACCATGGCTCAACAGTTAATAGTTAGCATAAATGGAGTCCTTCAAAAGCCTGATGCTGGAACAGGGCAACCCTCTGAGGGATTTGCAATTAATGGCAATGATATCATTTTTTCTGCCGCCCCTGCTTCTGGTAGCGATTACTTTATCGTCACGCAAGGATCCTCAGTAAGTATTGGAACTCCAAGTGACAATACAGTAAGTACAGCTAAAATACAGAACTTAGGAGTAACAACAGCTAAGATAGCAGCTGGTGCAGTTACTAATGCTAAGATAACAGATGATACAATAGCCGAAGTTAAGTTAGACGTACACAACGCACCAGCTTCAGGTAAATACCTTAAGTACACATCCAATGGAATGGAGTGGTCTGATGGTGCATCTGAAGGTACTGATGTTAAATCAACAGGTGAATCAGGTACTACTAAATTCTTACGAGTAGATGGAGATGGAACTTGTTCTTGGCAAGTACCACCTGACAACAATACAGTTTATACACACCCTAATCATAGCGGTGAAGTAACATCTACAGCGGATGGTGCTCAAGTAATCGCTAGTAACGTAGTTGACGAAGATAATTTAAAAGTATCTAACTCTCCTACTAATGGACAAGTTCTTTCTGCTCAATCTGGAAATACTGGAGGCTTAACTTGGACAACTATATCAGCTGCTCCAGAAATAACTGGTACAGCTTCAGGAGCTATTGCAGCACACAAACCTATAATTGCTCATACAGATGGGACTTTAAAAGAAGTAAAGGAGACAGTAACTGTTAAAACAAGTGGTGCAACTAATTCAGCCATTAGTAATTTTCAAGGTTCAACCTTAGTAAATGTTGATGGTGTTTACGAGCCTAATAGTCAGACTACAATTGTTGCTTATCAAAATAAGTCCTTTGGTAATAACCCGGGGATAGTAAGAGCACAAGCTGTATCAGAAGCACTTGATGGAACAATAACAAATGGAGCTACATGCGATATTAGTTTTGGTGCTAATGGACTTTTCTTTGGTCTTTGTTATGACCCAACATCTAAAAATATGCTTGCGATGAGTAGCTATAACAGTGCTAACCCACGGCTTTTCTCGTTAACTGTTTCAGGTACAACAATAACTGTTGAAGCTAGTCAAGCAATAACAGGTAGTAGCACAGGGTCTTTTGCAATGGCTCCTTGCACAGCTTCAGGTAAATTATTTGTATTTCACTCAGAAAGTAACAAAAGGACTGTAGGGTATGTTTATACACCTACTGGTACTGGTACAGATTTAAGTGCTTGGACGGTTGCTAGTGGTACTACATATCTAAATGGTAGTTCTACTGGAGCTGAATCTAATTTACAAGCTATTTATCATTCAGATAGTGGAAAAGTAGTTGTTATTTATTCAGATGACCATGATTCAGATAATTTGAAATCTAGAGTTTGTTCTTACAACAGTAGTGGTAATACTAGCATAGATTTTGCTAGTAGTGATACTATAACAACTGGTAACGACGGACAAGAAACAGTAGCAATTGAATATGACCCACATAACAATAAACTTATAGCAGCTTATGTTGATGGTAGTGATGTAAAATTCAAGATTGGTACATTATCTGGTACATCTATTTCTTGGGGTACTGAACGAACTCTTAATGCTGGTAAATATCCAAGAATTGTCTATACGCCACAAGGAAAGCAAATATTCTTTAGCTATGAAGACTCTAACGGAGCATGGCGTTATAAATGGGGATATATCGATGGAGATAATATTACTTTCGGTGGGAGTAATACTGGTTATTTTGAAGCTACTAACAACGCTCACGACGAAGATGGTGGTTTAACCTTTAATACAAAAACTGGAAAAGTAGTTGGTTCTGCAGTAGCATTTAATAATAGTCAAAACGGTATAACAAGAGCAGTTCAATTATCAACATCAGTAACTAATATAACAACAGGTTTTGTAGGATTCTCTGATGCTGCATACAGTGATGGTGCTACCACAACAGTTAAAGTAACTGGAAATACAACAACTCAATCAGGTTTAACGGCTGGATCAATTTATTACGTTCAAAAGGATGGATCATTATCAACTCAAGCCGCAGCCGAAGCAACAGTAAAAGCAGGTGTAGCTTTGACTTCTACTAAATTATTAATCAACGCATAATGGCATTAACAAAAATAAGTACAGGCGGTGTCAAAGATGATGCTGCCAGCCAAGCCAAGATTGCTGATGAAGCGATTGATGAAGCAAGGCTACAGATAAGTAACGCTGGATCAAATGGACAGTTCCTAAGCAAACAATCAGGTAACACTGGTGGTTTGACTTGGGCTACTGTTTCTGTTCCTGACTCAGATAAAATTGAAGAAGGTAATACTTCAGTAGAAACAGTTGATACAGGATCAGACGGTAATGTATCAATTAAAACTGAAGGTACGGAAAGAGTAAAAATTCGGAATGATGGAGTCGTTGATATTGGTGGCTCTAATGGGGCTGCTAATGTTAATTTAAACGTAAAAGGAACATCTGGTACAGGAAATGTTGATACAGGTAATATTGGAAAAGTAAATATTGCTTCATCTCATTCCAATGTGCCTAATGCTGAAAATATAGTTTTTGGTCAACTTCATTTTGGTCATGCAGGAAATGCATTTGGTCCTTATATTGAAGGAGCATCTGGAGGACTTTGGTCTACAAATAACTTACCTTCAGCTTTAAAGTTTTATACAGTTCCAGCTAGTTCAACAACACAAACTGAACGATTCAGAATATCTAAAGATGGGTCTTTAGGAGTAGGTGGAGCCAATTATGGTACCTCTGGACAAGTCCTTACATCTGGTGGTAATGCTGCTGCTCCTAGTTGGGCTGCTGTACCTCCGGGTGGTAACTCTATTGACATGGTAGCCGATGGTGCTATTGCTGCTGGTAAGGCTTGTATTATTAAAAGCAATGGCAAGGCAAAACAAGTACAACTGGAACATCAAGGAAAAGACGGTATTGACTTTTCTAACTCCAACTCAGGTACGTTTGGGAATCATTTCACGGATTTAGATGTACACGGTGGAGAAACAAGACTTGCTTTTGATCCAACAACTAAAAAAATCGTACATATTTGTAAAGATACTACTAATGGTGATATATGGTATCAAATAGGTACACAAAATAGCAGCAATTCTAGTGGTGTTGACTGGACTACTAAAGTAAAAATTTGGGATGATAATGAAAATAATTACTACGAAACATCAGATTTGGTATATGCAGGGAACAGTCGTTTTCTTTATATATGGACACTGAATAGTGGAGTTACTAAAGTTAAAATTGGAAAGGCAACATCATCTGGTTTCAGTTGGAGTAGTGAAATTAATCTTTACGGAACTGATACTGTTTTTAGAGGAATTAATGCTGTAAAACTGACTGATGATAGGGTTGCTCTAGTAAGTAAGTTTATGCAGGGTAGTGGACCCTCTGGTTTAGAGGCCAGCCATCCAGCACTTCTTGTTCTAGATATTACTTCTGATACTGCTTTTTCATATAGAAACTTTACTCAATTAGATACAAGTACGTGTTTGCATGAAAAAGAACGGAATACCCTTTCATATGACTCAACGAACGGTATTCTATTCGCCACATGGGAAACTGATGGAGCCGATGGTGGTACAGCTGGATTAGGTAGATGCTGTGCTCTTAAAGTAGCTTCTGGAACTTCAGCAACAATTACAAAAAGCTCTTCAAACGTACAGATTGATACTGATATCGATAAACAAGACGCATGTTATCATTCAGGTGCTAATAAGTTTCTAGTAACTTATGGGACAAGTTGGAATGGAAGTAATGGAGATATTGACACCAAAGTTGCTACCGTTAACTCTACGTCTTTAGCAATTACAATAGCCACAGGTGCTACGATAAGTTCCAACTATCCACTTAGAGGATTAAAAATACTCGAAGGTACCACCCCCGAATCTGGTTCAACTAATAATCAGATATTCATAACTTGGATAGCATCTACTCAAAAAATGTATATGAATCTATCTAATGATTTTACTGGAGGTAGCTTTTCGTTTGAAAATCCTACTTCTGGTAGAGAAATAACTGCTCATAGTGGTGGTTGGTATTATTTTGAACAAGCTTATATACCTGATTTAGGTACAGGTAAGAATTTAATTGTTGCTTCAGGTGGAGGTATAGGTGATCTACCTGCGTGGCATTCTTATCCAACAACAACATCCTCACTTAACCTAACGAGTAACAATCAAAACTTCTTAGGCTTTGCTGAAGATGCGATTAATGATGGTGCTACAGGTACTATTAAATTAGAAGGAAACGTAGTTGGAAATCAATCTGGTCTTACTCCGGGTACTTTTTATTCAATAAATGGATCAGCGGTTCTAGCTTCAGGAGTGAATGAAGGTAGTCATACTACTTCTATAGGTGGGTACGCTGTTGCTTCAGATAAAATAAGAATCAAAGCTGTCGAGAAGGCTTAAATGGAAATTCCCTCTATCAATTTAGGTCGAGGTAAACTTCCAAGTGCTTTAGATATGCCTAGCATCCCTCTAAAGCAGCCGTCAGCAGAGATGCCGATATTTCCTCCTGTAGTAGTTCCTCCTAGTAATATTAAAGCACCAGCTGGAGTTGAACTGGAGGAAGTACCAGAGGAAACAGATGAAGCAGAAACTGCTACAACTGAACAGCCTACTCTTAGAATACCAGTTGTCAAAATAGATCTACCCTTACCTTCAGCTGAAGTAGTCGCAACGGCTACTTATGCAGCTGTTGCAGCTGTAGCAACTACCACTCTAGCTACACCTTTATTTAATAAACTTAAAAAACAAATACAAAAGTTCCTACAGAAAAAAGTCGATAAATGGAAGGAAAACCGCCAGAAAAAAAAGGAGTCCTTGGCAAAATCAAAGACGGAATAGAGGATCAGGAAGCTCAAATCCAAATCCTTGGTACGTTCGTCAGACTAGGCGTAGTAGTCTGGTCAGGATTCATAATTACTATGAACTACGTTGAATTACCTATGATAAAGAAAGCAGGTAATTCAGATATCACGTTCGTTGCCAGTGTCTTTACAGGAGCACTTGCGACATTCGGCTTGACCACTGGAAATAAGAATGGTGGTAAGGCTAGTCCTGTAAATTGTCCTATGGCTAAGAAAAAGGAAGAATGAAGAAATGGCTTTTACTCTTCCTACTGGCATCACCCACGGTAGCGAGAGCAGAACTAGTACAACCCAACTTCACCCAAGGGTCGATGAACAGTACAACAACTACAACTCAAGAAATAACAGAAGAAATCACCACTACAACCTATGGAGCAGCGTTAAACAAATGGTCTGGGGACAACATAACCCATTCATCAGCCAGCTCTGGAGGAATAGTAGACAGCGATTCAATCTTCAACATGACAACAGCTGGTTCCGACTTCTCACTAGAGGTCGTGACAAGAGCAGCGAGTCAGGTGATCGAACTTACAGAGATCGAAAGAACTATCGAAACGGACTCTACTACTGTCTCCTTGTCAGTCTTCTCTCAGTAGCACCTGTCAGAGCTGAAGGTGAGACTAAGAATGTGTCTAATCCAGTTGCAGCAGCTACTGGGAATGTAACAAACCAAGCAGTCCAATTCCAGAATAATGGTGCTCCTTCAAGGCAACACTACGGTTCTGGGGTGTCCTGCAATGGTGCTACGATGACGTTCAGTCCCTTCTACATGGGTAATCATACAACACCTTATGATGATGTAATGAGTCAAAGAAGTTATACAGTAGCTGAGAACTGGGGAGGTCAAATCAACTTTATGTTCCCTTTAGATGTATCAGGTTTACGTCAGTGTAGGCGTAACGCTAAACGCATTGAAGAGAAGATGAGACTTGACTATGAATTAACCCGTATGTTAAGATGTGCTGAACTTCAACGAAAAGGTTTCATGATAGCTGAAGGTACTCGTGTATATACTATGTGTAATGATGTAGTACCTATCGTTGCGTATGAGAAAAAGAAAAAAGCTGCTGTTAAAGAATATCTAGAAACAACCTGTACTCCTAAAGAGGGATTTAAACTTCCTTGGAAAGAACAAGAGTACGAATGTCCTACAACTAAAACTGAAAAATGAGTTCATTTACAGATAAGAATAAGAGTGCTGAAGCACCTTTAGATGGTCCTAATGACCTGCAACCTGAAGTCAAAACTTCACGTATAATTCAATTAGAAAAAGCAAAAGCTGAATTAGAAAAAGTAGAAGAAGATGAAGATTAAATTAGCAATACTAGCTGCCCTCGTACTTGCTGGTGGCTTTGGAGCACATAAGTTCAATCAGTTTAGGAGTTCACCTACTGGTAAAGTTATAGAACAGCTTCAAGAAAGAAAAGAATTAATCGAACAGTTTACAAATCCAACAGAAACCCTATCTATCCCAATTAAAAAATGATCCTAATTATCAAGCCCATCCTTTTCGCCTTCTTGAAATCAGACTCAGTTAAGAAGCTAGTAATAGATTTACTAACAGCTTATGTAGCTAGAACTGATAACAAATTAGATGACCAAGCATTAGAAATTGTTAAAAAGAAACTACTAACATAATGTCAACAACATACAATGAAGACGGTTCTAAAACCTATTCTATAGGTCAACGACAAGTAGCCAAAGCAAAACCAGAAAAGAAGAATGTCAAAAGCAAAGGCAAAGGAAGAAAAGTTTAATGAACTTCATAACCTCGTCACTGATGAATTCCTAAAAAGAGTTCGTAGTGGCGAGGCTACTACCCAAGACTTAAAAGCAGCGTGTGATTGGTTAAAGACTAATGATGTCACTGGTATAGCCCTTGAGGGTACACCATTAGACAAGTTAGCTTCTATCATACCTAAAGTAGACCCAGAACTCGTACAACACAGACTCTATGGCAGAACTAGGAAAGACAGCTCGGCATTATAAGAAGAATGCTAAGTCAAGAGCTAAGCACGTTAAAGACAATAGTCCGGGTGGTAAATACGCTCACTCAAATGAGTATAAGAGAGCACACGGAAAAGCTAGAGCAAGCTTAAAGATTTCATCAAAGAATGTAGATGCCTCTAAACAACCTGACGGTTCGTTTAAAGCTGAGAGTCGTAAGACTAACCGAGGCAGAGGCGGAGCTAAGAGGAAGTAATGGATAACCAACTAAGTAACTTTGAAATACGGAAGAAAAAGTTAGAAGCAGGGTATGCTAATGATCCTTTTCAAAATGAGATAAGAACTGCTGAATCCATAGCAGAAGATCATGAGAGACCTATGAGGGCTCTTGGTAATCTTATGTTGATGGGAGGTAGGCTTCAATTTGCTGGAGCAATGGTTCCTATTTTAGAAACAGCTAGATTAAGAGGACAAGGAATAGTACCTGTAGATTATAAAACCATTATTGATGATGCTTTTATGATACCTCGTAATACATCTTCTAAATATATACATAAAGATTCCAATGTATCAGTTAAAAAAGGTGGTCTGTTAGATCCTAATAGGGTTAATCCAAACTACATGTTCAAGACTGATGAATCTCCAGATCAGTTAGAAATCCCTTTTGATCAAGCTAAATTATCTGCGTATCAGCAGAGTATGAAGAATCCTAATATTCCTTTAACAAGTAGATTAGATCTTGCAGATAGTGTCGTAGGATCAGCTTATAGAGCATCTGAACCATTTGATTACTTTAAGTTTAAAGAGCAATCAAAATTTATGAGAGATAAAGGTAGGAGATTCTTATCTATATTTCAAGCTGGAATAACTGATTATGGTGCGTCAAAAGCAGCTAATTTTAAAGCTAGTCAACCTAGCATTACAAACCCATTAAAAATAGAATATAGCCGTACAAATTTACCTGATACATCTTTCCAAGTACACCATAGAGCTGCTTTAAAGGCTATTATGGGTAATTATCATGGATTAGATATAGGTAGTCCAGTATTCAATAAAGTTACTGATGCTATTCTTCAAGAAGTACCATGGTTAGGATTAGGTGATAACCCTGAGAACTGGATGGGTATCATTGGTTCTACAGCTGATAAAGGTACACCACATCACCTTGCTCATAAATATTATAATAAAATAATAGGTCCATCTGGTGAATTAATCTTTGATGAACCAACGATAGAGCGAATGATGGTAGATGAAGACTTTAGAATAGAAATGGCTACTAAAGTTGGTAGGATTATTAATAAATCTAATCAAATTGTAACTCAAGCTACTGAACTATGGGAGTTAGGTTTTTCAAATCAAGAACGGTTTAAAAGCATTGATGACTTAGTTAATCATTTATCTAAATTCGATGAGTTAGGATATAATGCATTATCTGATCCTGAATATGAAGCAGGTGTGTTTACAGATATAATAACTCAGATTGCTACAGATCCTAGTATGGTTCCTCCTCCTGCACCTAAAGATACACGAGGTCAGGAGAATTTACAAAAATTACTTAGATTAGAGGAACTACAGAAAGATACTAAAGAAGCAGACCTGTCTCTTAAGGAGCAACAGAAAAAACCTAAACCATTAAGTAATGAACAACAGTTAAACATTCTTGATGAAACTTTTGGAATAGATGAATAACGTATTACTAGCTTTAAAAGACGACTTTAAGCTGTTTCTACAAGCTCTATGGGAGCAGCTAGACCTTCCATCACCTACAAGAGCACAGTACTCCATCGCTGACTACTTACAACATGGACCAAAGAGATTACAGATCCAAGCCTTTCGAGGTGTTGGTAAATCTTGGATTACTGGTGCTTTTGTGTTATGGACACTCTTTAATGACCCAGAACGAAAAATAATGATCATATCTGCTTCTAAAGAGCGAGCAGATAACATGTCAATCTTCTTACAAAAACTAATTATTGAAACCCCATGGCTCAGTCATCTACAACCGAAATCGGACGATTCTCGTTGGAGTCGCATCAGCTTCGACGTAAACTGTTCTCCTCACCAAGCTCCAAGCGTAAAGTCGGTGGGCATCACTGGTCAGTTAACAGGAAGCAGAGCCGATCTCATGATCTTGGACGA